GGTACCTGGTGCGTCTCGCCAGGCTAAGTCGGGGTATTGAGAAGCCCAGCCAGCACTCACACAGGCCACGTAGGGGATTGCACTCTGCTGGTTAACACTCGGAAACGAGGGTAGATGACTGCGCGCTAACACGGGATATGCGAGACGTTTAGCGAGAGCAGTCAGGCAATGATAAAAAGAAATAGGTAGTTGGGTTGAGGCACCCCGACGGGGGACTAGAGCTCAGTCTGCACACAAACTAGAATGGAACAAATGCCAACCAGTAGAAACCTCCCCCAAAAACTTAGGCAGCAAATACTTGTGCCTGGCGCGCTGTGCCATTGGTGCGGAGCCACAGCAACCGAGTGCGACCATCTCATCGAGCACGACAGAGGAGGTGAAGACTCAACAGAGAACCTTGTACCAGCCTGCAAAAAATGCAATGCAACTAGAGGTGCCATTTATAAAGCACGCAAACAAGCACACACAATGCAACAAAGAAACGCAGCAATACAAAACAAAAATTCTGATTTTTTTACAGAAAAAATTGAAACCCCGCATCCTTCAAACTCTCTCTTTTTGGAAAACCAGCCTGAACTGGCGGTAACTGGCGACGACCAGCCTCGACCGGCTCTGACTGGCCGAGCCTTGCCGAGATTGGAAAGTGCACGCTTTGGGGATTTGTCGTATGGGCCTGCTGTCGCGGCCTGGGCACAAAAGTACATGGGCAAAACGCTGATGGATTGGCAGGTGCATGCGTTGTCTGGGCAGTTAGAGCATGACAGTGCCGGCAAGTTGTTGCGCTCACAGTCGCTTGTAGAAACGGCACGCCAGCAAGGTAAGACCGTTGCGCTCAGTGCCCTTATCGGCTGGTGGCTGACAGAGTTTGCGCAGCTGCGCGGTACGCCACAAAACATTTTGAGCACGGCGCACAAACTCGACAGGGCCGAGGCCATCTTCATGTATCTGCAACCGATACTTACCGAGTATTTTGACGGCAAGCCTTTGCGCGCTTTAGGTCGTAAGAGTGTGGACATGCCAGACGGCAGCCGCTGGGAAGTTAGGGCCGCAACACCTGGCAACGCTCACGGCGGCAGCAACGATTTAATTGTGTGCGACGAGCTCTGGAACATCCAACCCACAGTTGTATTTGACGCGTTGCAGCCCTCGCAGATTGCGCGGCCTAATCCTCTGTTTTCGTGTTGGTCAACGGCTGGCGATGAGTCGAGCACGGCGATGCTACGTATGCGCGAACAGGGCATAAACGATATTGACGCCGGCATTTCTCGGCAGTTGTATTTTGCGTCGTGGTCGCCACCGCCTGGCATAAATGTTGATGACCAGCAATGGTGGGCATGGGCTAACCCAGCGCTCGGCGTGACTGTCAGCCTTGATGCTTTGGTTGCGGCTAGCAAGTCACCTGACAGGTCAAGTTGGCTTAGGGCGCATCTCAATTTATGGGTTGCAGCTGCGCAAGGCTGGCTACCAGTGGGCAAGTGGGCAGAATGCCAGACAGACACAATCAGCCCGACGGGGGGAACCCTCGCAATAGACAGCAGCTTGGATGACTCGCGTTATGTGGGCGTCAGGTCAGTGGGCCATGTTGACGGCACCGTTACTTGCACAGTCGAGTTTGCTGTTGAGTCCGAGCAGGCCATGTGGCAAGAAGTTGTGCGCGTGCTGGCTGACCCGACAGTGAACCTAGCCATCACCCCAATGCTGGATTTGCATCTGCCAGACGTCTACCGCCGGCGCTCGCAGACAGTGGGCTATGGCGAACTGCTCAAATACACGCCTTTGGTGCGCAACATGATTATTGAAAACAGGCTGTTTCATACTGGCGAGAACGCACTGGCCGAGCATTGCGACAGGGCCGTAATGGTCAAGACCCAGGCTGGCAGCGCCTTGTCGAGTGCCAAGAGTGCAGGCCCTATAGAACTGGCGCGTTGCATGGTTTTTGCTAGCGCGCTGGCGTCTAAACCAATTACCAAAAACAAGCCTGTGCTAGTTGTCATCAACGGCTAACCTGTTGTTGGTGGTCGCTGGCGATCCTGCCGGATACACGCCAGCGATCACTACACAAACTTAGGTTTTGAGGCATAATAAAACATGGGCATTTTTGCAAACACCAAAGTTAAGAAAGCGGCCATCTCGCCAGCGACTCTCAACGCACAGCCCGAGGCCCCCAAAGTACAAGCCGCTGTAGGCATCGGCGGCGCCAACTCAGTAGGCCATTTCTACCAGTACCAAGAGGGCACAGCGCGCAACCGCGCAATGAGCCTTGCAACTGTCAGCCGCTCACGCGACCTGCTGGCAAGCGTCATTGCTTGCATGCCTTTGCAAATGTACAACGAGGTTTTTAACGACTCGACAGGCGAAATGGAACAGGTAGACATTGCGCCGAGGTCATGGCTACGCCAGCCTGACCCGACAGTTACCTACAACTTTTTGATGGCCTGGACTCTTGACGACTTGCTCTTTTATGGCAGGGCATTTTGGTACATCAGCTCACGCACAACCGACGGTTTCCCTGCATCATTCACGCGCATACCTGCCGGCAGCATCACCACACCCGACCAGACCGACGGCCCAGTGTTCTTTGGTATCAGCAAAGAGGTTTATTTTGCCGGCCAACAAATCCCCACAGAAGACCTTGTGCAGTTCTTGTCTCCCATCCAAGGCATCATTTTCAGCAGCCAGCAGACTATTGCCACCGCGTTAAAGGTGGAAGAAAGCCGCTACAACATGGCTCGCACGTCTTTGCCGTCGGGCATCCTGAAACAGACCGGTGGCGAGCCTTTGAGCGCCACTGAGTTAGCCGATATCGGGGCCGCCTTTAACCAGGCGCGTTTGACCTCACAAACGGCGGTTTTGAATGAGTTTCTAACGTACGAGCCAAGCAATGCAACGCCTGACAAAATGCTCATGATTGAAAGCGCGCAATACAGCGCACTCGACTTAGCGCGCCTGTGCGGAATACCGCCATACCTTGTCGGCGTCGCTACTGGCTCTTACGCATACACAAGCTCAGAGCAAAGCCGCGCTGACCTGTACATTTTTGGCGTAAAACCATACGCCGAGTGCATCAGTTCTACCCTCAGCCAAAACAACGTTTTGCCACGCGGCACATACGTTAAATTCAACGCAAAAAACTATTTAGAAGAAAACTACGCGGCTGACGCTTTGACGCCAGACGACGAAAATACCCAGGAGGAATTAGCATGATTCGAGTAACAGCAAGCACTTTTACCGTTGACGCTGCGGCAGCTGACGGCACCCAGACGCGCACCATTACAGGCATTGCAGTGCCATACAACGTCACCGCAAACGCCAGCGGTACAGAAGTTATGTTTATGCGCGGCAGCCTCCCAGTCGAGGGCAAAGCCCCAAAGCTCTACATGCAACACAACGCCGAGCAAGCCATTGGCCTAGTCACAGAGCGCACCGACGATGAGGAAAACATGTACTTTTCGGCCAAGGTCAGCGCAACTGCGTTAGGGGATGAGGCGCTGATCTTGGCCTCAGACGGCGTTTTGGACAGCGTGTCAGTAGGCGTAAACCCCACCAAATTTAGCTACAACGAAGACGGCGTAATGGTCGTAGAGGCCGCCCAGTGGTTAGAGCTGTCGCTTGTGCCTCAGCCGGCATTTGCCGAGGCAGTCATCACTCAAGTTCTAGCAAGTATTGACACAAACCCTGAAGATTTGTGCAATACTGAAGTAGGCGAAGAAAACACAGAACCACAGCCACCGGAGGAAATTGAAATGTCAGAACAAAACGCACCTGAAGTCATCGAGGCATCAGCACCAATTTTTGCACAAGCAAAACGCCAATTTGATTTGCCAACACCTGGGGAATATCTCGCAGCAATGCACATTGGTGGCAGCACCTTTGACAACGTTTCTGCCGCAGCTCGCAACTACATGCTCGGCAAGCAGTCAGCATTCGAGTTCGCTGCCGGCGATGTTTTGACAACGGACACGCCAGGCCTCCTACCGGTGCCAGTGCTCGGGCCTGTGTTTGCGAATCTTAACCAAGCCATTAGGCCTGTCGTTTCAGCTGTGGGCGCTAGCGCTTATCCTGATGGCGGCACACAAAAAACCTTTATTCGCCCGACTTGGACTACTCATACTTCAGTAGCCACACAGTCAACTGAATTGAGCGGCGTATCGGCAACTACTCCCGTGATTGCCTCGAACGTAATTTCTAAAACTACGTTGTCTGGGCAGGTCACCTTGTCCGTTCAGGATGTCGATTTTTCGTCGCCCGGCGCGATGGATATCATCATCAACGACCTCATGGGACAGTACATGCTTGCGTCGGATAACCTCGCAGCTGACGGTTTGGTAGCAGGCGCTGGAGCGTCAGGCGCAACCTGGACAGTCACCGCGAACGACCCAACCAGCCTTATCAGTTCTATTTATACTGCTGCGTACAACATCTTGCTTAACACCAACTTTTTGCCAGATCACATTTTTGTTGCACCTGGCGTATGGCAAGCATTGGGCGCACAGCTCGACGTAGACAAGCGCCCAGTATTCCCATACGTGGGCGCTGCTGGACTCATGGGCGTTAATGGCATGGGCGCTGCAAACGTCACTGTGGCAAACACGTTTAACCCATTCGGCCTCAACCTTGTTGCAGACCGCAACTTTGCAGCCGGCACAATGGTTGTTGCTCGCGGCGCTGCTATCGAGTTTTATGAAAGCATTCGCGGATTGCTGACAAGAGACGAACCAGCAACTTTGGGCAAGGTCATGTCTTATCATGGCTATGCAAGTTTGTTCGTTGCTGACGCAAACCAAGTGCAAAAAATTACAGTCGCCTAATTTAGAAAGGCGGCACAGCTGTGGCTGTCTACGATACACAAGGCAAACAACTGCTAGATAACTACGCAGTAGTTCAGACGCTGGAACCAACAGAAATAGTTGTGGGCCAGCAGGTAACTGTTGCCGGTTTAGGCGCACCATTCAACGGCACGTTTACCGTGCTTGATATACCGCTGTACGAGTACATCGGCGTTGATGGCGAGTCTGGCGCGTTAATGTTTAACGCAAACGTTGCCAGAGAAAACCAAGTGCTGTTTGCCTGCACCGGCACAGACGTGCCATACACAGTCGTATATACCGGCACAGTTACCTACACGCAGAATTGCAGCTGGGTAACCGTCGCTCAATGCGAAACCTATCTGGGCGTAGATATCGCAGACCCGAGCGACGATTACACACTGCTTACCCAGGCTCGAAACGCGGCCTGCGATTTTTGTTATCGCCGACGTCAAGAGGCAGGCTATGCAGATAGTTTGACTGTCTCGCCTGGGCACGACGTCACGATGGGCACTCTGATGTACGCAGCTGCGCTGTGGCGTAGTCGAGGCAGTACCCAAGACACGTTTGCAACCTTTGACAACATGGGCCAAGCAAGCGTCTCAGCCATGACCCCAGTGATTAAGCAGCTCTTAGGCATAGACCGCCCACAGGTCGCCTAATGGCCTACACAGACCTGTTTAACGAGGCCATAGCAGACGTCAGCGCAACCCTGACCGCTGT